TTTTCTCTCTCTTTTTCTCTTGGTCTATCTTTTTCTCTTGGTCTATCTTTTTCTCTATAATCTTCTCTCTTGTCTTTTTTATCTGATGTTAATAGCTCCCTCATTCTTGATGATAAATCATCATCATCATTTTTTGATTTAGAAATATTAGAATAGTTTGACTTTATTGATGAGGCAGGAGAAGATCTTGTAGAATCGGGTGAATGAGATTTTTTTGGAGAATCGGGTGTTTTTTGTCTTTGAGGAGAATAATCGTCGGGAGATGGTGATCTTTCAGGAGATGGTGAGGGAGATGGTGAGGGAGATCTTTTTCTATCTTTAAAATCCTCAATAATTTCTTTTTCTTCTTGTATTACAGGAAGAGAAGGTAATTTTTTTGGAATATATTCCAAGTTTACTAATTTCGGATCTATTTTTAATTTGTTTTCAAGTAACTCTAAATACAAAATAGGCATTCTCGGAAAGTTTTTAGGTCTAAAAGAGGGTCTATCTGTATTTATTTTTACTACCTGTATAGTTTGTTTTTTAGACATCTTTTACTTTATTCAAAGAGCTTTAAATATATAATTTAAAGTGTTAAAAACTTATTGTGGCATTATAAGCATAATATATAAGTTTATAATAAGTTTATATATTATTTATTTCAAATTCTCTAAATATTCTACTATCTTCAAGAATCTTATTATCAAAATAATGTTTCGCGTAGTTATATCCATGAGAAAACAATTCTAATTTACGTGAGTGAGAAAGAGAAAAATTATATATCTTTAAGTTATCCACATCAATTTTTATAATATCTACATCAACATCATATTTTTTCTTTTCCTTTAAAGGTATTGTAACAATATTATATAATTTATTTAGTAATTTTATTACTTTATAGTAATTAGATTTATCATCAATCTCAATTACATTATCAAGTCTATCATCTAAATTTATCCCTAATGTCTTTTTATTTTTAAATTTGTCATCTACTAATAACCCAATTGGAAAATTATCTACTATTCCTCCATCTATATACTCTTTTCCATTATAAATAAACTCGTTAAAAAAGAAAGGTATATTACTTGACATTCTTAACGAATCTAAACATGATAAATCTGGATAGTTCAACCAATTAATATATTCTCTTTTATGATCAGTTAAATTATAGGAACATACAATTAATTCCTTTCCAAAATTGTCTTTTAATTGTTTTAATGTAGGTATATAATCAATCTTAAGTAAAGTCATCTTCTCAAAATGTTCTGTTATAATAGAATAATCATATAATCCTCCTGTAAGTAAAGACAGAGAAAAATTATTAGTTTTATTAATAAAAGATTCAAGAACATTATTAGAGCATAAATATACAACAATTTCTATAGGCGTATATCCTATTATTAAAAGATAGCATATTATTGAACCAACACTCGACCCTATATAATAATTTATATCATTATTATCTAAAAACTTCTTGTCCTGTAAATATTGGAGAGCACCAAGGGTGCATATTCCTTTTGATCCTCCTCCTGATAGTATCAAAGAATCATATCTAAACATTCTAATTATAAGTACTTATAATTAGACATTTATTTTATTTTTCATAATTTTCTAAAACTTTTTTCATCAATATGATACATATTATTACCAATATAATAATTGCAACTATATACATTGTTTTATCATTATCATAAAATTTAGAACAAATTGGACAGGATTTAATATGATGTGCTACATCTATACAATTAAGTTTTTTATGATCAGAAAAAGATTCTAATGAATCATAACTATTATAAGAACGATTATGTTTATGATTTTTATCCAAAGAATAAGCTTTTGGACCATACTTATAATTTTGAGCATGATTTACATATCTCATGTCTTCATTAGAAGGATTTGTTTCTTCTACCGGATAATGCATTCTAGGATCTGATGGATAAATACTACCTGAATTTCTCTGTAAATGTTGTCCAGACATTCCTCCTTGCATTAAACTTCCTCCTAATGGGCTTGTGTGTATTTCAGAAAATGGTTGCATATCCATATCCATAGGTAATCCTCCATTAGCAGCTTGTCTCATATTAACACTTGATCTTATTTTTCCTTGAAAAGTTTTATTTTGTTTTTGTCTTTCCATATTTTCATTCGTCATCTTTTGTTGAAAGGATTGATTACTAGCATCAGGAGGCATACTATCCATGCTATGTGATCCTTTACCCCTATTTTTAGAATCAAAAATATCATCATAAATATCATCAAGGTCCATAAGTTGTTTAAGATCTGTCTTTCCAGGTTTGGCCATTTTATTATTTAGAATTATATAGTAATTAAAATTTTATTTAATATAATTTCATCATACAAACTTTTTACCATAATCTCATCATTTTTTACCATATTTTCAAGAAGAGATGTGAAATTATTTTCAGAGTCATTTTTTTCATTTTTTTCATCACTTTCATTCTTATCGTTTTTATTACTCCTCTTATTTATCTGTATCTTTATTCCTTTGTTTATTAGATCCTTATAATCTTTTGTCTCCTTAAATAATTTAAACTCCTCATTTGTTACATCTAATTTTATTTTTATGTCATTCTTAATATCTTTATCATCATTCTTACTTAGTTCTTTTTTAATTACATCTTTTATATTTGATAAAGTTGCCTTAATAATACGTTTTTTAGGAACATTAAGAGGTATATCTATAATTTCTGGTCTACTTTTATATTCATCAGTAGATATATGACACAAAACTCTCGTGTCACTATCACCAAATGCATGTTGTAAAGGGCTTCCTGGGTAGTATATATTATCTCCCACTTTTTGATTATCATGAATATGTCCAGAAACAACATAAGGATAATTTTCTTCCCAAGAATCCCCGTCTATAGAAACAATTGCTCCCATTTTACACCCTTTAAACTCTTGGTGAGCAAAAATAATTTGTTTATTAGACCAATCCTTTGTTTTTGTTTCAAGAGCTTCTATGAATCTTCCTGGATAAACATAAGGACATAAAATAAATTCTTTCTCTTCAATAACCTCATCTACTATTTTTAAATTTTCCCAACTTTTTATAGAATTCATCCAATGATTTTGGGTTAGAAATTCTGAATTATTTATATAGTCATGATTTCCAACTAAAACATAAGTGTACGCTATTTCTGAAAGTTTCTTTAAAAAGTTAATAGACTTATTTAAACATTGTGTAAATAATCTTTCATGATAGTGCATTACGTCTCCTCCTACTATAATATAGTCAAGTTTTAAATCTTTAGATATTCGCTGGATTTCATAAAGAAGAATATCAATCTCTTCTGAATTATCTGTTTTAACATGAACATCTCCTATGAATAAAAATTTCATTCTATCAATTTTTATTTTTTAAGTTATATCTTTATATTTTTCATTTTTATTCTTGTTTAACTTCATCTTTATCATCTTTATAATCCCTATATTCTCGCCATTCTCTCTTTTTCTTAATAAACATATCTTCCATATCTCTTCTATATTTTATTTCATCATCTGTTTCTTCCATATCTTCATTTAGAAAGGTAGGAAAAAGAATTTTTATAAAATCATTTACTGTTCCTCCTGTTTCTATAACATTTTTCATTACTTCTTCTACTGTTAACTTCTTTATAATATCTTTATCTTTATTCTTATTCTTATCTAAAAATCTTCTTTTACACTCTTTGACCATATACTGTTTACATTTTTCTGTATATTTAGTTTGTTGGCCACTGTTATTTATAATAGTATTTAGAGCATCATAAAATATTTTATAATCTGTTTGTACACTAATTGGAACATTATTATTTCTAAAATAATCAAAAACCTCTTTATATAAAAAATTATTTCTATCTTTAATCGATGTTAAATAATGAGGTAATAAAATTTCCAGATCTTTATCAATAATTTCTTCATCTTTTTCGTTTGTATACTTGAATATATTTCTCGAAGGATCTGTACATACAATATGGTTTTCTAAAGAAGATGTAAGATGTTTTGTTATACCATTGATATTATATGCATTATCAATAGTAAATGTATTAGCATATTGTCTAAGAACTTCATTTGTTAAAGGAGGATTATTATTAATAACAAATGTTTTATTGTTAACAGTATTAATCGTATTATTCTTTTCTGCTAATTTCATAGTTATACTTGTACTTGTCACATGAAAATTATCAAGTTGTTTTTCAAGTTTTTCAATGTGCTTTTCAAGTTTTGTATTAATAATATTTTGTTTTTCATTCTCCTTTTCAAACACTCTTATTTCTAATTTATAATTTTCTATAATATCATATAATTCTTTTATTTCTTTATCTCTTTCTTTATCTCTTTCTTTATCTCTTTCTTTATCTCTTTCTTTATCTCTTTCTTTATCTCTTTCTATTTCTTTTACTTCTTGATATTTTTCATCACATTTTAGTTTATGTTGTTTATAACATCTAATGGATAATGTTTTCTTACAATTCTCACATTCAGCTTCTGATTCTACATCATTTTTCCCTTGAAGTTTTAAACAATTTTTAGCTGTTTTTTGATGATTTAAGAGAACATATTTAGACGAAAATTCTTTAGAACAAAATTTACATATACTATCATCCATTCTCTTTTAATTAATTAAAAGTACATTTAAATTCATTAATCATAATTAGTCATAATTAATCATGATTAATCATGATTAATCATGATTAATTATGACTAATTATGATAAAAATCTTTCAAAAATTTTTACTTTATAATTATTTTTTTTCTTAAAAATTTTAAAGCAAAAAATAAGCTTAAAATTTATAAAGTAAAAATATTTTATTTTTTAAAATATTTTCCTAAGATTTTTAAAAAATTCAACACACACATTTTTTTTGTGTGTGTTGAATTTTCAAAAAATATAATAATCCTATAAAAAAATATTTTTTTTAGCAAAGTAAGAATTTTAATTATATTTTTCTTATAATATAATTAATTATTTTAAAGTCTTGTTTTTCTAAACCTAAAGTTTCTCTATTATTTTCTAAATTAAATTTACATGTTAATCAAAGCCAAATAATTATCTTCTTTATCTTTTCTGTATTTTAAAACATATGAAAGTTTATCCTTTTTATCTTTTATATCCTTTTTTATTTTTATATCAAGGAATGATTTATAGAGGTACAAAATATTATTATCAAGTGGATCTTCATCATCGTATGTAGTAATTTTATTATATTTACTCCAGTTAGATGATATAACGAATGCTTCTTCTTTATCAGAAGATCTCTTTAGTAAAATAGGATTATTATTATTAATAAGAGGATTATACATAAAAAATTGATCACTTTCAGTCTGTATTCTATCATAAACTTTATTATCTATTTTTTGTAAATCTGATATCTTATTTACTACTATATTATCTGGATTTTTAGATAAAGTTCCTATATCTTCGTAAAAATTATGTACTTGTTTGTTTTTATAATAATTTATTAAATTATTTGTATTATTTAACATTTTTACTCTCAAGGTATATATTAGTCTTCTAAGAGTTTCTATATTTTCAATAAGAAAATGTTCATTAAAGTCATTAGAAATAAAATTATATTCTTTTAATACTTCTTTTGATATAAGAGGGTTATCTGAAATAACATAATCATTAATGTCATTAGTTACTCTAATTTTTCTTGTTATAAATTCTTTAATAGATTGTAAAGATAAAGTCTTATTGTTTTCATTTAAATAACATGAAAAATAGTAGCTAAAATATTCAGAGATAATGAAAGCTAATCTTTTTAAGCGAAGAACTTTATCGATATCTTCGTTTATACTTGGATATCTTTCTATAATATCTGTTTTTATTTCATCTATTTCAATATCTATTTTATTTACTTTTATTGTAAATATTATACCGCTTATTTTAAGATTAATTTCTCTTATTTTTTTATTTATAATAACTTGTGAATCAATTGTTATAGCATTTTCATTTATAAATTCCATTACATCATCTAAATTATTCTCTTTATAAAGATTAGAATGATATTTTCCTTCTAAAAACAAAACTTTTGTGTTAATTGGAGGAAATGGTTCTGACAATAAAATAATATTATTTAGAACTACTCCTCTTGCTTTTCCATAATTATCTATAATTTGGTGAGTTGGATTAAGACGGATTAATTCTGATAAATCAAAACCGTTAATTACATTTAGATTTTTATCAAATATAGAATAATAATACTGGGTCATTAATGTATTATAAAAACTATATATAGTTTTTGAAAAATTTCCGCTAAAAATATCGTATACCCCTTCATCTAATGATTCATATCTAACGATAAGTTCACATTTTGGATATTTTAAATCAAATTCTTTTCCGTAATGTTGATAAATTAAAACAATTTTTTTATTATCAAACTTTTCATAGAGATAAACTAAATCATGATATGGTAAAGAAAGAATAGCATCTCTATCATTTTTTCCTCTTGAAAAAACTATAATTTTACAATTATAAAATTGTTCGCATAATCTAACTGTCTTACTTGGCATCATATATGAGTTTGGTTGTTGATCAATATAATCTTTTATTTCTATTTCAGTTTTTCCAGGGTTTTCTTGGCTTGCAATTCCAATATTAGATTGAAAAACAATCTTTTCAAATTCGTCAATTAAAATACCTTCTCTATCAGCTTTTTTCTTTCCTTTATATTTTTCTGTTGCTTCTAAAACACAATCTAAAAAGCTTAATGGAGTATCTAAAACACCTTTTCTTAAATAATTATATGAACTATTCATACTTATTAATAACCTATCTAAATTATTTGGAAGAACACCAAGTTCTCCTTTTCTTACAAACTTATTTGTTACAATAATATTTTGTTGTGGACCCTTTTCCATTACTTCTCCTTCAAAATATTCCATATAGGGACCCTTTCTTTTTGTCTGATCAGATTGAAAACAGCATGGAATATATTTATATTTATCTTTATTTTGAAGATTATTAACTCTTAATCCTATATATTTAAAACCTTCTTTCTTTTTGTCATTACAATAGTAGTAATGGGGATTTCCTTCTCCTTTTATCGGATACTTCATCACACTCTGTTTTGGATAACTATCAACATTTTCTTCTTGTATAATTATAGGAGGATATTGACATTTATATGGATATCCTTTAACAAACAAGTCGGGTACCAATTTTTGAAGAGGAGGATTTATTTCTTCTATTATTTCTTTTTCTTTTTCTTTTGGAAAGTCTATTATATATTTTTTATAAAAAGAAATAATTTTTTGTTGGTCATCATTATATACCGATAATAACTTTCCAACTAAATTAATAAATTCATTAGCTACTTCTTGATCCTTGGCCTTTTTAATTCTAAGTCTAATAACCGTTTTTATTGGATAAGAAGATGTATCTTCTAATGTAGTGATATTACAAGTTCCGTGTGAATTTTTTAAAAAGTAATGAATATATAATCCAGTTTTCTTTTTTGTTGTCTGTACACTTTCATTTACAGCTAAAAATCTACAAAATATATTATTATTCATAATAATATCACTTAATATATAAGTATCAAATGTCTGGTCTGGAATAATAACATTTTCTGATATTTCAACTTCCTTTTCTTCAACAAAAGAAAAATCAGAAAAATTAATAAAACATTCCCGAAGTTTAAGTTTTACCTTTTCTCTAACATTTTCTTCCGAAAGATTGCTATATTGGGTATAGTTAATATTTATTAACAGACTCAATAAGCCCTTATCGTAATAAATATTACAATCGGTATATTTATCACTATCCACATTTATTTTAAGTATCATAAAGTTTGAAGAACTAATATTCCAATCTTCTGGTATATTCATATCAAAATTCTTATAGACCTTAAAAATATTATTATATGTTAAAAATGGAGATTGATCTGTGCATATCACATTGGAAAAAATACTAGAGAGAGAAAAATTCTCTTCTTTTAAATTTGTTATAATTTTCAAATCAGAATTATCTTTTTTAATACTTAATCTATCTATATCTCTAATAATTGATTTAATTTTTACCAAATCCTTATTTAAATCTTGTAACTGTTCTGCTTCTCTTATTGAATAAGATATACGTTGTTTTATATCTCTCATAAATTCAGTTTTTCCCTCTTTTAAAAATCTTTCTAAATTAAGATAAATATCATTATCCTTTAAAGCTTTTTCAAATGGTTCAAGTTCAGTCATACTAAAATATTCACTAATATCATGTGTTGTAAAATGGGGGTGAAGTGATAAAAATAATTTTAATATTGTTAGCATATCATTCTTATTATATTTTTCTTGTAAGTCTTTTATAAAAATTACATTTTCATCTGGATCATCGCTGTATTCATAATCTTTTATATCGTTTTTTAAACTTCCTACAATTATTTCATCTCCTGTTTTTAAATCATCTATGTTTACATCTTCAATAAAGTTTATATATGTTTTTAATAAAGCAGCAACTCTATTTATAAAAGTTTGGTTCGTATCGCTATTATATATATTAAGAGGATTTCCATTTACAACTACTTCTGCTATTACCGACATCTATTTTATATTATTTATTATTATAAATAATTTATTGTATGTCTTTTTATTCTTTTTATTCTTTTTATTCGTTATATTATTTTATTCATTATCATCATCAAACAACAAATCTTCATCTCCTTCACTTTCTTCATCTTCTGCTTCTGAATTTACATCATGTAAATCAATATCATACCCTTCTTCTCCATCACTTTCTTCGTCTTCTTCTTCATCAGACGATTCTTTTTTTCTTTTTTTATCATCATCTTTAGCGTTCTTTTTTATATCTTCATCTATTTTGTCTAGTTCTTCATCTACACCAGACGATTTCTTTTTCTTTTTTGGTTTCTTTTCTTCATCTGACTCGTCATCTGACTCGTCATCTTTATCTTCATAATCATCTCCAGTAAATCTTTTATTTACTTTACCCTTTTCTCTAAATAGTCTTTTAAGTTTTTCAAGTTCATCTTCAGACAATCTTTTATCTCCTTTTTCTATATCATCATAATCACCTTCATCTTCTTTTTCTGAAAATGATAGAACTCTTGCCATTACATCATTATAATTGGGATGATATGCCAAGTTTTTCAATAATATCATAGCATCATCTATATTATCAATACTAAAGCCCTTTTCTAAAAATAAATTTTTTACTCTCTGAGAAAGCGTAGTTTCGTAAAGCTGATCTTCATCCTCTTTCTGTTCATAAGTTGATAAATTTTTGATAATAAAACCTTTATTAATCGAACCAGATATAGATAATAATCTATTAATAAATAGTAATATACTATCATTTATGTTTGATTGTATAACCCCTTTCTTTTTAAGTTTTTTAAGAATACTTATAAATGTGTCTACAACACAGCTTAATCTTTTTTCGTTTTCTGTTTTTTTGATAGAGATAGATTTACTACAGGCCTTTTCTTTTTCTTTAACATATCTTTGTCTAATAACAGAAATAGGAGTTTCATAAACAGTAACAAAAACTCTTGTTATAGAATCAGTATCTGTCTTTAATTTAGTTAGAAGCTTCATAATTGTATTGTTATAATATTCTTCTAAATTCTTATCTTTAAAATTGTAAATATTAATTCTATTTATACTCATACTTCCAGCTTTACCATCTATATTATAATTAATACCTAAACTTACATCTACATTTCCAAAAACATCTTTTAGTTTCTTAACTGAAGATATAAACCAATTTTCATCAGCCTGATCAATTGTTTTTCCAAATGATCCGACATTTTTAGAGTCAAATAGATAAATATTTTTATGAAAAACCTCAATGTAATATAATTCATTTAGTATATAAACATGAGACCATAATTTTTCCAATGAACTCTTATTAATGGTGTAATTAAAATTTTTCAAAAATGTCGTATACTGTTTTTCAAATGAAATTGGCATAGGTGGTATATGCTTTATGCTCTCTAATATTTTCTTTATTTTTGAAGAACAATTCTTGTATAGTATATCAAGAATAAATGATACGTCTTCATCATTTATATCAGTCTTATTCTTAATATAGTCGACATAATTAGAAAAGACATATAAAAACTCTTTTGTCTTTTCCTGAATAAATTCGTAGAGAGGACGTCTTTCTCTTCTTTCTTTTTCAGGTATTTCTTCTACAAATTCATCAAGTTTTATTAAACCATATTTTGCTAACAATTCATCTCTTATTTCCATCATAATTCTTCCTATTATATTGTATCCTTGTCCTTTTGAAAATCCAAGTATTAAATCATCACTATCATATATCAATCCTCTTGGATAACTAGAAATTAAAAGCTTACATACTATACTTAATCTATCTTTAGATGAATTAGGTATATATCTAAATTTTTCATTCAGAACTTTTTTAGCTCTTTTTGTTAACTTGTCTGAAACAAAAAGACCTTCAAAATTATTATATATTCCTTTTAATTCATCAATTGGTTTAAAATTTCGAAGATCTGAACTATTTCTTGAAGGATTTATAAGTAATATATTATAAATTGAAAACATAACCTGATCTTTTGGAGAGATGCTTGCTAAAAGTTTAAAATATATATAATAATAAACATTTGGAAAAACAAAGTGATTTATTTCAAGAAAATCTATAAAAGATGGAGATAATGGATCAGAGTCTGAAAATTTATACATAGTTTCAGATCTTTGAGAATTTCCTAATATAAAAGAATCTACTAAAATAGGCAATTCTTTTAGATCTTCTTGACTTGATGAATATTTTAATAATATATCAAAGATCTCTTCCTTGTCATATAAATTTTCACCATCACTCTTATAATCACTCTCATCAAGTCTTTTTTTCATTTGTAATGACCGAGATACTGGAAAACGTTGGGTTTTTCCTTTTACAGCAGGCAAAATTTCAAATTCTTTTATCGGCTTATTTTGTCTTTTTATAGGAATAATTTGGTTGAGTGAATCATCTAAAATAACTTCATCGCTTGGTGTTAATTCATAATATTGTTTACCACGAACCCAGTCATCATCCTTACCATAGGGTACTTTACCAACTCTTTTCCATTTAAAAGGTTGTTTAGGTATTTTCTTATTATATTCTTCTAATAATCTTTCTGTTTCTTCTTTATTTTTTAAATATCTTTTTACATTTAGAACTTCATCATACATTTGTTTATAGTTTTGTTTATATTTACTGTATAACATCTCCATCTTTTCGGGAATTTCGTCATCACTATCTGATTCTTCTGATTCGCTATCATCTTCATCTTCACTATCAGGTTGAAATCCTTTGTTTCTCATGTATTCCCGTTCAGCTATTTTTGCTGCTTCTTTCATATAATTCTTTTCTGATTTATAAAATTTTTCTTCAGCTTCTCTAAAAGCTTTCTTTTGTTTTTCAATCTTCTCTTGATTTTTCTTCTTTACATCTTCAGTATCTACAACTTCTTTTTTATTATAGTCTTTTAGGAGATCTAATAACTTTTTTTGTTCCTGATTTCGATAGCCACGTTGTACCTCTATATATTCTTGTGAAACTTTAATCACAGGTTTATCAATATCAGAACTAATTCCGTCTAACATGTTCTGTGATGCTAAAAAGTAAATTCTGTCTTCTAATTCAGAAATGCCACTACCAATTTTTTGTATGAAGGAATTTATTTCAGAAACAATAGGTCTAAATATTTTTGAAAGACTCTCATATTCTTGATTAAAAACTTTTTTATCTGTTAGTTGTTTATATCTATCATAAAGTTCGTCATGATTTGTTGGAAGATCTTTAATGGCATTTTTAATCAAAAAAGAATTTAATACTTGTCTCTTTTTTATTTTTACAAGTTGATCATTATATTCATCAGCATATTGATTTCTTAATACTTCTGCTATACTTCTAGGATATTTTAGGAAATAAATAAATTCTTCTGGTAAATCTATATCAAACTTACCCGGAAATGGAGATAAGTTAAGTGTTGATATAATTTCATCTGGCATTTTACCAATATAATCTGACAAGTCATCTATACCATTTAAAATTCTTTGTTCTAAAGATTTATGAACAATATATATATTATATTTTCCAAGTTGTACCAAGTGTTTAAATCTTTTTTGATTATCTTCTTTTACTTGCTTTTGAATAACAATTCTTATTTTCATTAACATACTACCAATAATATTTTGTCCTTCTCCGGAAGAATTTACACCTAAATATATATTTTCAGATTGATAAACTATAATATCATTACCAGATTCTAAAAGACTTTGTTTTGCTCTTGGGTCTTGTTTAATCTTTTCAAATAAACCGTTATACATCGATTCATTATAAAGTTCATCCTTCTCTTCTCTAAAATATTTTAAAGATTCTGTTCTGGCTTCTCTTCCATTTTCTGAAAGAATTCCATTTCTTCTTCCACCTTTTTCAAGTAAACCAGCATAACAATAAGATATAACATTTGATGCATCTTCTTGATTAATTTTCAATTTTTCTCTATATAATGGAGATAATTTTCCAAAAGGAACTTGTTCACTACTGTGAAGATATAATATATCATCCATTTTTATTTCAACTGCCATTTTATATAATACAATAAAATTGTTTTATATATGATAATAGATGTTTTTTATATTTTTATACTATTTATATAAAAATGGATATAAATAAATTATATAATATTGCTGGTGATAATTTACAAAAAACATATAATATAGCTATAAACTATGCTGATCTAAATAAATTAAGAGAACTTTACAGAGAAGATCCAGACGAATTAGGAAGAATAAAAGAAACACCAGATTTTCGTACCTATATTGGACATTTTAAAGGACATTATACAAGATTAATGGAAGCTATCGTCTAAAAGAACAAGAGGAGAAGAATATGGTATAGATCCAGAAAATTATAATAGAGTTATAGAGTTATAGAATTTTTAACAACAGGTTCTCGTTTAAATCATATTGATATTGATTTTCAAGACCGCAATGGAAACAATGCATTATTATTAGCAGCAATGAATAATGATAGAGAAGTAGTAGATATATTATTACATGCAGGTGCAAATATAGATATTGTAAATAATATGGGACAAACATATATTGATATTTTAGAAAATCAGAATTTTAGATTTAGAAAGAATAAATCTATTAAAAGAAGAAAGAGAACAAGAAAGAGCTTAAGAAAGAGTTTAAGAAAAACAAGAAAGAGAACAAGAAAGAGCTTAAGAAAGAGTTTAAGAAAAACAAGAAAGAGTTTAAGAAAGAGCGTAAGAAAGAGCGTAAGAAAAACAAGAAAGAGTTTAAGAAAAGCAATATAAAGAGTTATTTATATAATAAAAATGTCTTGTTCAAATTCAAATTCAACTTTACCAACTTCTATTTCACATCTGTCTGATTTTGTTGAGAAGACAGATGATGATGGATGTCTCCAAATTTATTCTTACAAGTTTTGTGACAATGATAGTTCAGATGAAATTAAAAACTGTAGGGGTATTGTATTTAAGGGAGATACTATCATTTCAAAGTCTCTCGGTTTTACACAAGAATATAATGATACACAACAGGAACTTGTTCAAAATATTGATTTTAAACAGGTAAAATTTTTTTCTTCAAAGGAAGGAACATTTATTCGTCTTTTTTATAATGATGGGAAATGGTATGTTTCAACACATCGTAAGTTGAATGCTTTTAATAGTAGGTGGGGATCAAAAAATTCTCCTTCTTTTGGAGATATCTTTACTAATAGCATTACAGAACTTGGATATGAAAGTTTGGATTGTTTGACTTCTCTATTGGATCAATCCTATACATATATTTTTCTAATTCGAAATACCCTTGACAATCGAATTGTTTCTAGTCCTCCTTTAGATAATGAAACTAAAGTTTATTTCATTGGATGTTTGTCGTGTTATCCAGAACTAAAAGATTTTAGTTCTGAATCACCTGTTCCTTTTAAATTTCCAACACAGACTCAGCTATTATTTCAAAGTTGGGATGAAGTTTTTAATGAAGTTAAGAATACTAATCCTCTTAATAATCAAGGAGTTATTGGATTTTATGGAAATAGTCATTTTAAAATTCTAAACTCAAAGTATCAGTTGTTTTCTAAAGTTAGAGGAAACGAACCAGATATTTGCAATCGTTATCTACAAAACAGGTCAAATTCCGTATATTCAATGATGATGTATGAAATGTATCCAGAGAATATTAATTCTTTTCTAAAATATGAAAATCTGATTATTAAGATTGCCAAGACAATCCATAATGCATATGTATCTCGTTTTATTAATAAAAATTTTATTGTTGTACCCCAAGAAGAGTATCGAATTATTACAGAGTGTCATGGATGGCATATTTCTGATCGCCAGAATAATAAAGTTTCTTTGTCTTATGTATTTGGTGTTCTAAACAAGGATAAATTTGTACCTACCTTGTATTCAATTATTAGACGAATGTTGACAACTGAATAAATTATTTTTTAATAAAAAATTTAAAAGGTATAATTAAAGGGAAAAAACTTAATATATAATTATATTAAGTTTAAAAATTATGAATAAAAAGGTAAAAACACATCATAAGATTCGCGTTGGTGATCTATTGGATAATACTTATATCGCTTCTTTCCAAAGACTTGAAAATAAGGAACATGTAGATATTATATATATACATCTATCTGAATATTATAAACAGTATAATGAAATCTTTTTACCTGGAGTGATAAGTTTATCAAAAATAATTAATGAAGAAAAACAAGAAAAAGAAGAAAAAATGATTATTCTTGATGGACAACATCGTACAGGAGCTCTTAATAAGTTATCAAAAGAATATCCAGAGGTTTTAGAATTAAAAGTAAGAATAGATTTATATGATGTAAAAAATAAAGAAGAAGCAATCGAGATATATAATATTATTAATACTTCTAAAAAAGTGGAATTATATATGGGAAATATGGAACCAATTATTTTTCGAATTATCCAACAATATTTTTCAAATCGATTTGGAAAGTATTGTAAAGCAAGTGAAAATCCACGTGGATTAAATATAAATCTTGATATAATTTGTAGAAAAATTCAAGGTTATAATATGATCAATAGATTCAATATAACAGAAGAAACAGTTACTATATGGATTGAATATATAAAAGAATTAAATAAATATTATTCTGATCAGTCTAATAAAACTTTATTAAGTTATGGGATTAAGGAAAATATTATAAATGAAGCAAGAAGTGAAGAATTTTATCTTGGAATGTTTAGAAATTATGAATGGATCGAGAGACTTTTAGAAAGATCTTATACCCCTTTTGAAGAACAAGAACATTTTGTAATAGGAAAAGAAATAAAGTTAAGAAAGAATATAAGTAGAACACTAAGAATGGAGGTATGGAAAAAGCGGTGCAACGATAAAATAAATGGAGAATGTTTTTGTTGTTCAGAAGAGATAGCTAATACCAATTTTGATTGTGGGCATGTAATATCTGTTAGAGATGGTGGAAATAATGATATAGATAATCTCGAACCAGTTTGTAGATCATGTAATTTACATATGGGAACAATGAATATGATTTTATATAAAAAATTATTTAAATAAGAATATCCTCTACATAAAAAAAATAAAAAAATAAATATCATAAAAATAAAAATGATTTTTTAATCAATATCTAAAGAAGAAAACAAATAATAAAACAATCACTCAAAACTCACCCCCAAATTATCAAAATGTCTTTCGATAACACTCAACTAACTTCTGCTTCCGACTATGATATTAAGAACATGCGTTTTCGTAAACCAATTGATGGATCTATTCTTAACGATACTGTTAAGTTTAAGCGCATCGCAATTGGTACACGAAATCCTGATGGATCACTTGGCGATCTTGTGATTCCTACTTTGCAGGTATATTCGTTTGGATTGTCAGAGAATATCAATCCACAGTCTCAAAAGACAGATGGTTATTCTCTTTCTCTCTGTCTCTATAACAAGGAGAATCCAACTGATGAGCAGAAGAAGTGGGTCGAAACATTTAATTCTATCGTAGAAAATGTAAAGCAGTATCTACTTGATCACAAGGATGATATTGAGAAATATGAACTTGAGCCAGCTGATTTGAAGAAGTTGAATCCCTTGTACTACAAGAAGGACAAGGGTAAGATTGTTGATGGCACCGGTCCAACTCTATATGCTAAAGTGATGCAAAACAAGAAGAGCGATATGATTACTACACCATTTTGTGATGAGAATGGAAATGATATTGATCCTCTATCTATTCTTGGAAAGCGTTGTTATTCAACTGCTGCTATCAAGTTTGAGGGTATTTTTATTGGTGCTCGTATTAGTCTTCAGGTAAAAGTTTATGAAGCACAGATTAAATTGATTGATTCGGCCCCTCGTCGCTTTCTTCAGAAGATGGCTTATACTTCTTCTAATGTTGTATTTGATGATGAGAAGACTTCATCTTCTTCACCTTCTTCGTCTTCTTCGTCTTCTTCGTCTTCTTCGTCTTCTTCGTCTTCTTCGTCTTCTTCGTCTTCTTC